GAAGATGCCTATTGCAGAGTTGTGTAAGTCCTCCACTGCTGACCTTGTTTGCTCAGTTTTCACAGGAAAGTTATACACGCTCAAAGATTACACCAACAAGTTTTCTGCCGCCTCGTCCTTGAAGATTGTTAAGGACATATTTGCCACTGGACCTAGGTTGGAGATGCATACCGCAGAGGAACTGGTTTTGGCTTTCAATAACTGTAATGTGAAATCAAAGTTTGACGTGCCTGGTTGCGCTGTGATCCGCGGACCAGATGGAAACATCGGCATCTGTTGGAGAGGTGAAACAATTCGCATGTTTACCATCTCATGTGATAACGTCACGCTTAAAGAGAACAAAATTGATGTTGAGGCTTATTTCAACGCTGCCTCAATCTATCGCGATCTGATATCCGAGATGACTTTTGATCCTAACACCATTACTGATGTTGAGCAGAGCTTCAAGGACCTTAGCCTGAAAGAATTTAAGGAGAAACACGTGTTGTCGACACTCTTCAATGTTGTCATTGCTATGCTTTCCATCGGCATGCAAATTTATGCGCCATATGCTTTGGCCCGTGAGATGATGGATAGGGGAAATGATGCTATGGAGTTGGCCTATCTCAGAAAGGTGTGCCCTGAATTGTCTGCCTGGAATCGGAATCCAAGCCTTGATTTTGAACCATTTGCCATCGAGGGTAGAATGATGAGGACTCTCGAGGAGGTGGAGGATCATGTGGGTTTGGGCCGAACGTTGCCAATGAATGTCATCCCCAAGATGGCTGCAATGTTGGTTCATATCCCATATGGTTATCCTTGTCTGAGACAGTTTTTATCACGGAACCCAATTGCCATGCACCCTCAAGTTGAGCAATACAATGCTAGACACGTGCATTTTCCCCCAAATTCGTACACCCGAAGCAATCACGTTATCGAGGCTGGCTCCATGACATCTAAGTCCTCTTCTTCATCCAGCGGAATGTCCAGTTTCTTCGACTCCAAACATCCGAGGGAATACGACTCCGAAGGCCACTTCCACCAGTACGCTATGCCCAACTACGATGATAAGATTAATCAATTGGACGATCTCAATGCCGATTGGGACGATACTGACGGAGAAGTCGATTATGACGAAAGAATAGAGTGGGAGAGCGCACAAGGCTTCCTGGCCGGTTTTGTCATTGAATCTTCCGCCCACACGAATAAGCGCGTTGAGAACACCGTGAAGCTGTTGACTGAGTCCTCAGCTCATTCCAAGCCTAAAGCCGTTGATAAGCCCCTAACCGTTGAATCTTCTGCCCACAGCAACAAGACCATCAGAAAAGCCGTAAGTGTCGAAAGCTTCC